GGACTTTTGTAGTAAATCATAAAAGCCGCCGTACCATGTGTTTATTGCTACAGTTAGTTGTACTTGTAGCCATAGAGACACAATGAGCAAAGTGCCTCCTCCGTATGCCCACTTTGCCCATTTCTTTGTTTTGTAAAATGCTTTAAACATGACTAAAACTCAAACAGTTTATCAAAGGTTGTTTTTGTATTACTATCGGATGCACTATAAATCCATACTGGCTCTACAAGACATTCTTGTAAAGGATCACCACCACCTTCTTCGTTTTTAGGACGAGGTTTCATCTTCATTCCAATAACTTCTTGTAATGGCATATCAAGCGATGCCATATAATCTGACATTGGATCGCAGATGTGATAGCGTTTGTTGTTCATTTTAACATCCATAATATTAATAGCAATAACACCATTGTCTTTTATTACGCTGTGGATATTTTTTAATGTTGCTAACAAATAATCGTTTAGCCACGCATCGTGAGTTGGATACTTAAACCAACTTTGTTTTTCTTGATGCTCACCCTCAGCATATTTTTCAGTTCCAAAATAAGGAGGACTTGTAAATGCTAAATCGTACTCAAGGTCTGGCCATTCAACATGCTCACTGCCCTCACAAAATATAATAACAGTTTTATATCCTTCAACAACAAAATAATTGCTGTATGTTTTTACTGTAGGTTCACCCCCTAATATTTTTTCATAAAACATACATTGCTTGATATATGTTTCCCATACTGCTGGGTTTGGATCACATCCAACATATACTTCGGCGTTGCTTGTATAAAAACCTGCGAGTCTGTCTCCCCAACCACAACTGCTATCTAAAACAGTTCTAGCATTAAACCTATCGTACATATACTTTGCTACGTTAGGTTTAAACTGTGTTGCTACATAAGCACCAAGCCTAAATGCTTCTCTGTATTTACCCTCGTCTACAAACTTGACGATACCCTCACGCCAAAAGGTCCAGTTAAATTTTGCTAACTTTTCTTCGTTTTGCCATAGTTTTAGAGGTGCTAATGTATTATAACCGCTACAAGAAAGACGGTTTATTTGTTGAAAATAATTGCTTATATCGTTGTAGTAGTGCCCTAATTCAATAACAGTTTTACAGTATTCTTGTACAGAATATTTGTAATCGTTAAACTTGTCTGTGGGCGTTGTGTTTGGGGTTGTAAGCAGTTTTGCTATTTCAAATTGTTTCAACTTGTTGAACTTTGTAATAACATCTTGCTTAGTAATGTGTTGTAAAGGAAAAGGTATATTGTTTTTTACAATGTATTTGGCAAAGCCTTCTTTGCCTTCTTTGACTGAAAATTGTTCTTTAAATGCTGTCCACTGATCGGCATTAAATACGGGCAAGCCGGTTTCAGTACCGCGCTCTCGTAAAACCTTCAGGATGTCTACGGAACCCATTATAGTTCCTCTTTGCTAAATCCTGTAAAGCCGTTTTCTTTAATAACGTTTAGTACGTTTGATACTCTGCCCATAAGTTCTTCTCTGTGCGAGATTAAGAAAATATTTTTATTGCGATCTCTTGTAATCTTTTTCAGTACAGCGATAGCCGCTTCAACACCGTTTGTGTCTGTACCGTTATCAATAAGTTCGTCGATAAACATTAAACTAATTGGAGAGTTTAAGTTTTCAAACACATCTCTAAATGCCCAACTTAAACTTAAAATTAACCGGTTTTTCTCACCACGGCTTAAATTGTCAAAGTCCAAGTCTCTACCTATTTCTGTTATTTCAACAGACAGGTCGTTTAGGAATCTTACTTCGTGTGGCAATCCCATCTTTGTAAGATAATAGTCTAGTCTCTTGTTGAGATACAACAAGTTCTGCTCGATAATACTTTTGCGTATAAAACTGTCCTTGTTGAGTAGTAATTTAAGTAAGAAGTCTTGGTGATTCTTTAAATCCATAAGTTGATTAAACTTATCATGACTTATCGTTTGTAATCCACTTGACTCTAATGATGCAATTTGTTCTAAGTGCGGGTTTTGTGTTTCTTCTTCTTTTTCTATGTTTGCTTTTGTTGTGTTAATACTTTGCTGATGTGAATATGCAGAGTCAATATCCTCGTAGAATGTTACAGGCTCCTCGCCTAATTCACCGATGCTATCTATTTTACTTTGAAGTTTGCTGATTGCTCGTTCTGTTTCTTGTAAGTGCTCATTTGTTTCTGCAATCTTTTTTGTTAAATTTTCAACAATGCTGTTGTGTTGATCGTCATGTAACTCTTGCCCACACGCATAGCATTGATGGTTCTTTGCTGTCTCTAAATTAGCACCGTCAGTTTCAATAGAAGATAGATAGTTTTGCTGGTGTGTTTTTGCTTGCGTTATTTCTCTTTTATATCGTCGCAAGTCGTTAACTTTGTTATTGTAAATTTCTAATTGTTTGTGATTCTCAATTTCACTAACAATGTCTATGTTGTTAAGTTCTGCAAGCACTATGTTATAGTCTGCTATTTTTTGTTTGCGTGACTCTTCCCATTGTTCGCTACGCTTTTTAGATTGTTCAATTTGTGCTTGTATTTTTTCGTTAGCATCTTGTATTGACTTAACATTGTATTCTTCTTTTAGCAAATCGTCTTTTGTTTCTTTAATGTACTCTTTTAGAATGTCTGCTTTTTTGCTTAACTCAGTGATGCCCAGCAAGTCCTCAATAAACTCACGCTGATCTTGCGTTTTCATATTAAGGAAAGGTTCTGTGTAGGTGTTTAACGCAACGATGTGTTTAAACAGCAACGGACTCATTTTAATAATGTCTTCGATTACTTGTTGCGTATGGCGCATTTCTCCTTGTGCTTCATCTGTTGCTTCGCTTTCCGAGTCGCCGCCTGATTCAACATTGTCAACATAAAATTTAAGTTTGTTAGGTTTTCTGCCGCGCTCAATTTTATATGTGTGATTGTCTTTTTTAAACTCCAAACTAACAAGCATATCTTTGCCGTTTGTTTTGTTAATTAAATTGTCGCGTTTTATGTTTGTAATTGCTGTGCCGTATAATGCGTATGAAATAGCATTAACGATTGTTGTTTTACCGGTGCCGTTGCGTGAGCCATTGCCTCCCAGATCGGCGTTGTTTCCTAATACTAATGTTAAGGGATCATCGGTAAATGTAACGCCCTGCGTTACAGCACCAACGCTCATAAAGTTTTTTAATGTGATACTTTGTAGTTCTAACATACTTATAATGAGTTGTAAATTGCAACAAGTACTCTAGAATCAAATGTTTCGCTTTGTATATCTTGCAAGTGCGAAATAACAAGTTGATCTATACTTTGAAACTGTATTTCTCCTATAACACCTTCTTCGTGCTCTGATTCTTTTATTGGCAGCAACGCAAACTCTCGTAATTTAAATACTTCCGTAAACAACTCCTTTAAAAAGTTTGCTTCATCGTAGGTAATAATAATATCTAAATTAATTCTTGCGTTTGTTTTATGTTTTAAAAACGCTTCAGGATCCTCTAGCAACGTGGACATTTTTAATGTTCTATATGTAGGCTGGTCTGGCCAACTTATAAACTCTGGCTCACTGTCCCACTCTAAGACCATCATGCCTCGTTCGTCGTCCCACGCATCACTGTAGTTGTGAGGGAAAGCATTGCCGATATATACAATTTTATTTTTTGCTTGTCGTTTGTGGAAGTGTCCGCTGAATACTAAATCAGGATATGTAAATGTTTCTTCTTTTATCCCACCGTGGTCGGGCATTTGTATCATTGCGTTCATATAAAACGTTGGCAATTCAAAATGTCCAAACATGTATTTGCATTGTAGTTTTTGTATACGCTTCCATTCGTCGCCGACTAACCATGGAACAAATGCTACATTTCCTTCAACAAATGGTTCGTTAATTTGTACAAAGTTTGACAGTAGTTTATTAAACTCAATACTGTTTAATGCTCTTGTATCACGATAATATAAATCATGATTGCCATTAATAAAATAAATTTTTTCAAATGACTCGTTGAGCAATGCCAATGCCTTTAATGTATAGTTCATTGTACTAACATTAATACTTGCTCGCTGATGATGCCAGTCGCCGAGAAAGATGCAAACTTCGCAATTTTGCTTTTTTGCTGTATCTACAAACCACTTAACGAAGTTTAAACAATCCTCGTTATGATACTGACTGTTATTTTTTAAACCAAAGTGTATATCAGTAAAGCAAGCGGCTTTTTTAAATAGAACGTCACTCGTCGTCTTCGCCACTGTGCCTCTCTTGCATTTGTTCTACTCGGCGCTGATGTTGCTTTTCCATTTCTTCAAATTGTCTGGTAAAACTTGGCATAGCGCCTGCTTGTTGAAGCATATCATCTCTGATATTTTGATTACGTTTTTCAACATTTAATATTCTTGTAAAACTGTTGGTAATTGCGGCAGTATAGTATGCAAAGGGATTTTGCGATTTGCTTTCATCAAACTGTAAACCTATTTGAGATAGTTGCAACAATGCTTGGCCGCGCATATCGTCAACATACGTGTAACCGCGCCAGTTGCTACGCATACTATATCTTTCGACTAACTTTAAGTACATTAACGCAAGTTTGTCTGTTATTTGTCCGCGTTGACCTGGACCCCGCTCAATGTCAAAGTGCCCGTTCTTTAGTCCCCCCTTCCAGTGACTGCGCCCAACTTCTGTGAGTTCGTTATTAACATACGCATAATGTTTAAACGGTGGGAAAGGAAGCTTGACGTGTTCATCTGCTATGGTTTTTGGTGTGCGCTTTCTTGCAGGGTCTTCTGGTATATGTTCAAATGTCATAACACGAAAAACTAAGTCCTCTAACGGAATATCTTCTGCTTCTACGACAACATCAGCCGCTTTAACGCCTGCTTTTTCTTCTTTGAGTTTTGCTAATGTTGCTTCTTTAATTCTTTTTGCTCTAGTTTCTTTTGCTAGTTTTATATTTTCGCCGTTGATTTCACTAATATCGTCTAAAATAACGTCATATTGGTCATATTTTTTATCAATATAGTACGAATAATTGTTTTTAGACAAGTGAATTTCAGCGAGCATATCTTTGTTGTTTAGATAATTAACTCGTTTTGCCATTGAGTTTTCCTTTTTATAATAGTTAATTATTATAATATAGAAAACTGGTTTAAGTCAAGTAGAATCTAGATTAACACGGGCTTTTATAATTCGATAAATAAAATAAAGAGATTATAAAATATGCGAGCACGTGAAATACTTGAAGCCCGAGATCCGTTTGCATTTACTTATGGTAGAATGAATCCACCTACGATCGGACATGAAAAGTTAATCAATGCTGTTAAGTCAGCCAGCGGTAATCATGCAGTTTATGTTAGCCGGTCTCAAGATCCTAAGAAGAATCCATTAGATGTGGATACTAAACTAGGATATTTAAAGACCATGTTCCCCAATGTGAAATTCGAGCCGGCACAACTGTTTTTACCAATATTAACCAACTTATATGCATCGGGAGTACGCGACATTATTTTAGTGGTTGGCGATGATAGAGTTGCCGATATGGAAAAAATGATTAACGCATACAACGGAGTTAAAGACAAGCCACATGGCTATTATAACTTTGACTCAATTCAAGTTAAAAATGCCGGGCAGAGAGATCCTGACTCTCCCGGGGCAGAAGGTATGTCGGCAAGTAAAATGCGGGCAGCCGCTGCCAACGACGATTACGACTCGTTTAAACTAGGACTTCCGCAAGGATTTAAGCAAGGCGAAAAGTTGTTTAAAGATGTTCAGCGAGGAATGAGATAATGCCAGGACCTGGAAGATTAGGACGGACTACTGACAGGCGAGCCAGACTTACTTGTAAAGCGCGCCTCGAAGACACGTTTCCGGGTGCACTTGATGGGCCGATGAGACCTTTGCGGGATGACCGGGGCGTAGTTTTCCCATATGTTCCTACTGTAATGATGAATCACCAGGCCAGGTATGGCAGTCATCAACCAATACACAGTAATTTTCAATATAGATTCTTTCAAAATTATGAATTAGCAGATTTTACTGTATCTTGTGATTTTACATCTAGCACATCAACTGAAGCATTGTACACACAAGGTGCAATGCATTTCTTTAAATCTGCTATGAAAATAGGCTTTGGCGAAACAGATCCAAATGCTGGTGTACCGCCTCCTGTGTTAGAATTTAGTATATGGGGGCCGGGTTGGGCAGAACGAATTCCGGTAGTTATTTCAAACTTTAACTATAATATTGACGGATCATCTGATTGGGCATGGCCAATACCTTATGCTGATACAGACGACCAAACAATGATGCCTCTAAAGGTGACATTTATTTTAACGTTATCGCCAACTTATAGTACCAAGAGTACAAGAAAAGAATACAATAGCGAATCGTTTTATAACGGAGCACTATTAAGAAAAGGATATCAATAATGCCAAGAAAATCGTCGTATGCATCAGACAGTTTTTATTCACGAACTAAAACAGTTGATTTTTATTTAGGATACTGGAATATTGATCCGCAGTTCAATGCAAGTAAAGATCAAAAGATAGAAATTGAATCCAAATATCATTTACGCCCAGATTTAATGGCATATGACATGTACGGCAGTCCAAATTTATGGTGGGTGTTTGCTATGAAGAATAAGAATTTATTAATTGATCCAGTAGAAGACTTTAAAACAGGATTAGTTATTGCAGTACCACCAAAGAGTGCTATTTCAGATTTACTAGGATAAGATATGGCAATACCGAGAACTGAAGCAAATGCTAACCCGGCTAACATAACTGATATAGTAAAACAATTTGTTCAGCAAAATAAAGCAGAACTAAACAAAGGTCAAAACGATGCACCAGCCGGTGGCGCAGTAGTTGGCGAAATTCCCGCAGGCACACTAGTAAGAGATATTAGTGTTCAAGCACAACGTGAAAGAAGTATTGGCTTAGGTGCATTTGGCGGAGCAGGAGCCGTTGATATTGCCAGGTCTGTAGCAGAAGAAAGTGCACAACGAGATTCTAATCAGGTAGACGTGGATGCGGCGTCCCCTTGGAAAATAGACGACGAAGGATACGGAAAATTTTTTAACGCCTTTCAAAATCCTCGTACAGGAGAAGCCGAAACATATGTAGAAGGACTAAGTAAATTCGCTCCAAACAGTTTTCCAAATGAGTTATATTACACAGCCGACGCAGAATATGAATTAACAGCTTATCAACTTACGCTTTTTATGATACCACAAGCAAAGAATTTTGATGTTCCAGTTGATGAAATAACAAAACGTTATAGAGACCCAAAAAGATTAAATGATGCAATTATTTTAGCACAAACTTCGGTTACAGATGGTTTTATAATTGAAAGTTTAAGTTTTGAATCAATTTGTGGCGGTGGCGGCATACCTGCAACAACGTTTGAGTTTTCAATAAGAAGTCCATATCGTGCAGATTTTTTAGATTATATGTTTAGGGCAGGGAAAAACCTTGGACATGCAAACACCCATGATCTTCCGGTTTACTTGCTTATAAATTGGAATGCAAGAGATAAAGAAACAGGAAAGCCGGTGGAATTAAAAACACATAGATGTATGGCACTTCGAATTGCAACAGGAGGCTTATCGTTTGACGAAAGCGGCGGCACGTATGACTTTACTGCCGTTCGTGCCGGCGATACTTCCTTAAATCAAAATCATGCATTACTACAAGAGGATATTACCTTTGAGGCATTTGATGTTAAAGAGGCACTAGTGGCTTTAAGTTATGAAACCTCTCGTAGATACATTAAAGTGGGAGACACAACACGCAAATCAGATCATTATCAATTTTCAGTAGATCCTGTTTATCTTCCGTTACAGTTAGTTGATCCTATGCAAGAATTGCATAGTGATGGTGCTAATAAAATGGGAGATCGACAAAACCAAAACAAAACTTCTGCCTCAGATACTGTTGGTTACGGGGTTTCGCCATCACCGCATAGAGAAAGTACAACAAGTTCTGATTCGAGTCATTTGGCACAAAAATCAGGAGAACACGGAGAACAGTATGGCCCACACGCGTCGGTACCTTATTTCAATGATACTCGCTTGAAGAAAACATTTACTTTTTCAAAAGGAACACCAATACCTAAAATTATTGAAAATATTTTGTACTCTACATTATTAGTACAAAAAGAAGCAACCGGTCATCCTGATCCAAGAGCCGAGATTGCACCAAACGAACTAGCAAAAGGAATTGATCCGGCTAACATTGAACGTTTTATACCTAAAATTATACCAGAGGTTATATATCGGGGATATGATGAAAACAGACGACAGTATTATCGATCAGTAATGTATAGAGTATATCGTCACCAAGATCCTCAGCTGGCAGTAGACGAAAATAGTACTTTTGGAGACTTGGCTGTATCAAGAGCAAGACATGACAAACTTAAAGGATCTCCCCATCTTTTGGCCAAATACTACGAGTTTTATTATACTGGAAGAAATACCGAAGTTAAAAACGTAGACTTCAAATTTGATAATCATTATATCATTGCAAAGCAAATTAACTCAGGACTGAAAGGAAAACGGCATCACGGTATACTAGCAAATAAGTATGTTCACAAAGGAACAACAGCAGTTGAGTATAACGAAGCTCGTGACAAATATATACCAGCAGAAATTGCCGAAGCCAAGTTTGAATTAAACGCATTACAGACAACTCTTACACAGGCAGAATACGCAGATGATAGAAAAGTAGCAGCCAGCAGAGTGAGTGCAAAAGAAGCCCAGATTGAAAAGTTACTAGCCTCTCAGCAGGCGATGACACAAGCATATACTTCCGTGTATGCAAGCAACATAGATGTGGCAGCAAACCTTGTTTCGAGTCAAGGGCCACAAAGGGCCCGCCGCCGACTTAGCAACCAATACGCCGAAGATTTAGAATCAAGCAGCGGCCCAGTGGTACCGCCAATGTTTCAGCCTCCTTTTACTGATGTAGAAATACCAGATAATTACCCTCGGGGTACAAATGAGGACTTTGACCGCGGAGCAAATTTGTTAGCACAAGTTGTACAACAGCGTTTAGGCGGCGATATGGTCAAAATAGAATTAGAAATTCGCGGAGATCCATATTGGATCCCTTCAACTGATGGTGCAGACATTACAATTAAACCTGCAGTAGGACAACCGTATTTTGTGTTGGACGCAAGGCAAGGAGATGATGTCAGAGCCACCGGACTTATGGCAATTGATCAAAGAAATGCTTTAACTGCTGTGTATAATGTATATACAGCAAAGCATACATTTACCAACGGAGAATACACAACAACACTCACTGGGGTTCGAGATCATACAATTGATCTTACTAACCTTCTCGAACGGCCAAATTTAAATGACGTTAACGTTGTCGCAGAGGCTGTTAGAGCGGAAGTTTCGAGATATTAAATTATTGTGATATTAATAATAAGTAAGTAGGACATTATATTTTGATATGAGTTTTTATAAAATAAGAAAACAAGATACCCCGTCATTAAACCGCGCAAATTCTGCGCCCGGGTATTTCTATGGAGATACAGAAGACTCACCGCGATATTACGGCGTTTATCTCGGCATTGTGAAAAACACCCAAGATATACAACACATGGGACGTTTACAAGTGTATATGCCAGACTGGGGCGGCGACGAAGATAATAAAAATGTTTGGCGTACAGTGAGTTATTGTGCGCCATTCGGTGGTTCGTCCCCTGCACAAGAAAGACATTGGGAAAAAGGTATAGCAGAATATGACTATACACCAACAAGTTACGGGTTTTGGGCTGTTCCACCCGATGTTGGAAACAAAGTTCTTGTAATGTTTATTAACGGAGATGAATCCAAAGGTATTTGGATTGGCGTTCTATACGATAATTTTATGAATTTTAATGTGCCTGGACTTGCAGCTTACGACAAGCACAATGGCCCGGATCAAGTACATTTATGGCAAAATGTAACTGAGTATAATAAGTTTGATAAAGGTATTAATGATCCTCATGTTCCTCCTTTGCGCCCGTGGCATAAAAGACAATACGAAAGAATGAGTCAAACTGCATTGCATGAAGATCCGTATAGAGGTTGGACCACAAGTTCTGCAAGACGAGAAGCACCAAGTAATGTTTACGGAATGAGTACTCCTGGCCCTATAGATCCGCTGGCTGCAGGCGTGGGAGAAACATTTAAACGATCCGGAGGCCATACGTTTGTTATGGACGACGGAGACATAGAGGGCAATAACAGACTTATACGTTTGCGAGCACGTGGTGGCGCCCAGATAGTAATTCATGACACGTTAGGATTTGTGTATATGAACAATAAAATGGGTACTGCTTGGCTTGAACTTGACAAAGACGGCAACGTGGAAATATTCAGCAATAACTCGATAAGCCTTCGTTCAAATGAAGATATTAATTTACGATCAGATCGAGATTTTAATTTAGATATTGGTAGAGATATGAATATATACATGCCAAATGATTATATACCAAATTTAGAGAAAGCAGTACAAACAGATTTAGATAAAAATTTTGAATATGTAAAAGTTGCTGGATTAAAGTCACCGGTGCCTGATGGTTCAATTGTGTTGCATGTAAAGGAAGGAGAAGTGCATACATTTATTGAGACAGGCGATGCATATCATACAATGGGAGCAGGTGATTTTAATCATTTGTTACAAAATGGAAGCTACTATCGAACTATTGACAGCGGTGTTTTTGAAGGCATTACACAAAGCCATCATTATCAAAAAGTTAACGACGGTTATTTAATGCACTCAACTTCACTGGCAACAATAATGTCTGACAGTATATTGTCTACAGAAGGTAAAGTAGGTGCACAACATGCTTCGGGCGGCGAAATGCATATTCAAGCAGCCGCGTCTATTTACGAAGGAGCCGGTATAGATATACATTTAACAGCATCTGC